GGTGTGTGCGAAGGTGCCACTTTTTGGCGATTTCGTTTTCGCAATAAGGTTGCGCAGCTGAGAAAAAGCACTCCCTACAATGATGTGGGCCAGCGAGTTCCCGCTCCTGACCCGTGACCAACCTGATGGAGCAGGCTGATGAGCGAATTGTACGAGCCACTGCTAGAGCGGTTGGATTTTGATGAAAGTAGGCACCGGCTCGGCCGCCTGTGCAAGCGTGGCCACGACTGGATGGGCACAGGCCAAAGCCTGCGAAGCATAAAGGGTGGAAATTGTCTTGAATGTCACAGGCAGATCAAGTCAACCCCTGAAGCAAAAGCGAGGATGCGGAAATGGCGGGAACAAAATGCAGACGAACAACGGCGCAAAGCGCGAGAAAGAATGGCAAAATTGCTCAAAGATCCCGAATACAGAAAAATTGCTAACGAGCGCACTAGGCAGTGCGTGATCCGCAGAAGGCAAACTGTCGGCAGAGTTTCCAGCGCGGGACTGCTAGTTCCACCAAACCTGATGGGCCATTCCCTGCGGTCCTGTGACATTCAAGCCTTCGCCGATGCCGGCTGGGACCTGGCGGCAATGGTCCCGGAGACAGTTTCCGAGTCGCGCAAGCTCTGGCTCCACCTGAAGAACACCAACCCCGCACCAACCGTTGCCGAGCTGGTGGAAAGGCAATCGCAGGATATTTTCAACGCAGAAAAAGCGGAGTTTCTTGAAAACGGCGGCACAGAAGAAGAGTGGGTCAAAGAATACAAAAGGCGCCGGCACCACATCAGGATGGAAACCGACCCGGATTACGTTGTCTACATGCGGCAAAAGTCCAAGCGCCGAAAAGCGCAGATGCGCGACAGCGTGGCCATTCAAGTCAAGGGCCGAGAAATCCGCGCCAGGTTTGCAGAGTTCAACCACCGCTGCGCATACTGCGGCGCCGATGGCGACCTGCATATTGAGCACGTCGTGCCGATCAGCAAGGGCGGGCCGCATTCAATCGGCAACATCATCCCTGCGTGCGAATCCTGCAACTACAGCAAGCGCGACAGCGACGTAGAAACCTGGTACCGCTCCCAGCCGTTTTTCAGTGAGCTGCGCTGGCGGAAGATCTGCCGGGTACTGGGGTGGCAGCGCTCCAGCGTGGGCCAGCTGGCCCTGCTGTAGCCCGCAACCCCGGCTTACGCTGGTTGCATGACGGTTGCAACCAGCCAAGGGCTTAGTGCTGACAAGGGTGCTGAGCTGATCCATCGCGAAACCGGCCGCAGCTGCTCAAGGCAGAACCTGGAGAAGCTGTGCCGAAAAGGCGCACTGAAGGAAAGCCCCTGCGTGCTGAGCTCCTACCCGCTGCGCGTGGATGCGGCCCTGCTGGTGGCTGAATACCTGGCCAAGGTGGCCCCGTACCAAGCCGAAGCGCAGCAGCCTGCGGCCAAGGTCAAAACCGCCACCCCCAGACCAGCGCCGCGCACAGTCAGCCACCCGCCCAATGATCCCGACTCTGGCGACCCTGGCGAGGTTCCCAACTACAACGAAGAGCGCGCCTGGCACGAGCGCGAAAAACGCCTGATCGCCGAGCTTGAGCGCCGCCAGAAAGCCGGCGAGCTGGTCTACAAGGCCGATGTGGAGCAGGCTCAGATGGCCATCGCCCTGACCCTGAAAAACCAGCTGGAGGCGCTGCCCAAGCAGATCAAACAGCAACTGCCGCACCTGTCGATCAGCGATGAAGAGATGATCGAACGGCTGGTGGCCAAGGTGCTCACCGCCGTGGCGGATTGGCGAATGGATCAGGAGGAAGAGGAATGATCACGCGGGATGTGCCAGCGCTGGCGGCAGGAATCGCTGAGTGCTTCCGCCCTAGGCCGCTGCTCAGCGGCGTGGAGTACGCCGACACCTACGGCCATGTAACGGGCAACGCGGCGAGCAAGGGCCCATGGATCACCCGCCCCTACCAGTCCTACTGGTTCTACGCCTTCGCCTCGCGCCGGGTGCCGATCTTCGTGTGCATGAAGTCTGCTCGCGTGGGCTGGTCGGAGTCGGTGAAGATCGGCGCGGTGCAGTACTACGCCCACTGGAAACCATCCAAGGTGATGGTGGTGCAGCCGATTGAAAAGGACGCGGAGGAGTACAGCAAGGAAGACATCAGCGATCTGTTCGCTGATACGCCGTGCCTGGATGGGCTGTTGTCGGAGTCGAAATCACGCGGCACGGCAACCAACACCATCCTGCTGAAGAAGCTCACGAATGGCGCGCTGATCGACATTGTGAACGCCAAGAGTGGCAAATCGTTTCGGCGCAAGGAACGACCGGTGGTGATCTTCGAGGAACCCTCTGCCTACGACCGGATCAACGAGGGCTGTCAGATCAAGCTAGGCATTCGCCGTACTGAGACCTCTTGGAACCCGAAAGTGATCATCGGCGGCACGCCGATCTTCCCGAACGACAAGACCCATCAGTGGTTCCTGCGCGGCGATCAGCAGTACCGCTACCTGCCGTGCCCGCACTGCAGCCACTACCAGCCGCTGCGGTGGGAGGCGATGGCCAAGGAAGGGCCCGACGCTGGCACCTTTGAGTGCGAGAACTGCAAAGAGCCGATCCGCTACACATCCCTGCGGGAGATGGATGCTCACGGCGGCTGGGCCTGCCCGATGGGGCTGGACCGCTCGCAGCAGTCGCTGACGGCCGAGGGCGAGCCAGCAGTTGAAAGTCAGTACATTTGGGCTGCGTACAGCTACCACGCCGGAGCGGTGTGGTCGAAGCTGATCAGCGAGTACCAGGAAGCGCTGGAGGCGATGCGCCGGGGCGACACCGACCCGATGCAGACCTACCACAACACCGTGCTAGGCATTCCGTGGGAAGACAGCATCGCCGGCAAGCTGACCTGCGATGGCTTGGCGGAACGGCGCAAGAATGTCGAGGCCGGCAATGGCTACCTGGCCGGCACCGTGCCCAACGGCGTCCTGATGGTGACGATCGGCGTGGATACCCAGGGCGGCGGCGGATCGGTTGACGAGCGGGTGGTGGTGACGGTGTGGGGCTGGGGCCGTGGCGAGGAAGGCTGGCACCTGGGCCACTGGGAGATCGACGGCGACCCGCAGCAGAAGGAGACACTGGAGCAGCTGGAGCAGATCGCCGCGACGAAATGGCGGCGGGATGATGGCGTCGAGGTGCCGGTGGCGATGGGCGCAATCGACGAAGGCGGCCACTCAACCCAGGAGATCAGGGATTGGTGCCGCAGGCAGGGCGGCCTGTGGGTGCCGGTGCGTGGTGATGGCGCCAAGGGCAAGCCGCTGGTAGGCCGTGGCTCGCCGGTGGACATCAACCGCAAGAATCAGCCGGTACAGAAGAAAGGCCTGCTGCTGTATCGGGTGGGCTATGAACTCAGCGTCTCGCACCTGCAGGGCCGGTTGCGGAATGAGATCCCAGGGCCTGGGTATCTGCACCTGGGTGAGGCGTCTACGGATCAGTTCCTGGCGGAGCTGTTCCCGTGGAAACGGATGCCAAAGAAGGGCAGCCACGGCCGCGAATATCACTGGGACTGCCCGACCGGAATGCGCGATGAGGCGGGCGACTGCACCCGCTACGCCTATGCCGCTCTGCAGCTGGTGAGCCGCCGCTACAACCGAGCCACCATGTGGGACCAGCTGGAGGCCCAACTGGCGGCCTCGGTAGGCTCTAAGCAAGAACCCGCGCCGCGCCGGGCCCGATCATTCAAGGTGATATGACGCAGCCGGCCGAGCTCTACCAAGGCGATCTGACCAGCTGGATCGAGCTGCGCGTCCACCCTGACGCCACCGCCGTCCGCGTGTGGCTGCGCGCTGCAGCTGCTGGCGCCGGCATCGAGGCGGTGGCCACCGATACGGACGACGGCTGGAAGGTGGAGCTGAGCGCCGCCACGACGGCCACCATGGCATCCGGCAGCTGGGAGCTGCAGATCGTCTCGACCGTCAACGGCGCACCGCTCACCACCGGCCGTGGCAGCCTGATTGTCCGCAAGAGCCTGGCGTTCACCGGCACCCCTGGCGCCTTCGACGATCGCAGCCAGGCGCAGAAAGACCTGGAGGCGGTCGAGGAAGCGATCCGTGCCCTGACCACGGGTGCGGTTGAGTATCAGATCGGCTCCCTGGGCAACGGTGGCCGCAAGGTGCGCCGGGTGGACCTGCCGGATCTGATCATGTGGCGCGATCGCCTCAAGGCTGAAGTCACCCGCGAGAAGCGCGCCGAGATGATCGCGCAGGGCCTCGGCGACCCGCGCCGGCTCTATGTGCGGTTTCAGGGGGTGAGCTGATGGGCGTTCGATCCTGGCTGCAGCGGCAGATCCTGACCACCCGGCATGGCCGCGCCGAGGGCCGCCGGATGTTCGAGGGCGCCCGGCGCAATCGGCTGCTCCATGATCTGGTGGCGCCGACCACCTCCGCCGATGCCGAGCTGCGCGTCAGCCTGCGGGTGCTGCGTGATCGCTGCCATCAGCTGGTCAGGGACAACCCATATGCGCGGCAGGCGAAACGCACGACTCAGATCAACGTGGTGGGGCCGCGTGGGATCCAGATGCAGGGCCAGATCATGAAGGCCAACGGCACTGAGAAGGACACCCGCCGGAATCGGCTGATGGAGGATGCCTGGCGCCGCTGGTGTCGGCCGGATACGTGCGATGTGGCAGGCCGGCTGTCGTTCCACGGCTTTGAGATGATGGTGGCCGGCAGCTTGCCGGAGTCTGGTGAGTGTCTGATTCGGATCGTGCGGCAGCCGATGGGGCAGGGCCGCACGCCGTTGGCGCTGGAACTGATCGAGGCGCATCAGCTCGATGAAGACAAGAGCGGCGTTTCGGATCGCGCGGGCCACGAATGGCGGCTGGGTGTGGAGATCAACCGATGGGGCCGGCCGACACGCTATGCGATCCTGACGCGCCATCCGGGTGATGTGGAGCTAGGCCTGAATCGCCGCGGCGTGGAGCAGAAACACGTGCTGGTGCCAGCCGAAGACATGATCCATGTGTACATGCCGGAGCGGATCGGT